CAACTCTTTCGGCTGACCTCGTGGTCTTGATGGTGGCCCCCGTGCCTCCTTTTCGATCTCCGTGCTGATTGGGCCAGAGCGATGGGGGAATACCTGGGACACACCTATGCATACACCACTTCAGATTTTTGTGTGATTTTTGGATTGGGGTTGTACTGCGTGCATGCAGCTAGAGTTATCCACATAGAATCTGACGAGACTAAGAGACACCCTAGCAACTAAAGTACCCTAGAGGGTATGCAGTACGCTTAAGGAACCTAAGTAACTAAACTGTACTTAAGTAAGCAGGAGGGAACGATGCAGGAGGGAAGAACAAGGGGGTATGTACTATATATACTTCAAACCCCCAAACTCTAATGATCGGACTTTAGAACCAAGTAGTTGATTTCATTGTACTTTTAGAGGTGTTAAAACCACTAATAAACTTGTCTAACTCATTAGCCATAAGTTCTTGTCTTTTAAGGACTATTTCCTTGTCTGCATCGGCAGCCATTTGGTCTACCCAATACTGCACAGCCATTGCTAACACATCCAGTCTATCGTCGTGCGCTAAAGCACCTCTGTCTCTGGTTACTCGTGTCATCTGATAGGCAAGCATGTACTTCATTGCTTTCTCAGGAGGCAAATCCTGGACACTTTCGTAGTCCTTCTGGACAACCTTAGGGTCTATGACTAACTTATGTTGGTTCATCACGGGCTCTAAGGTGTCAATGATGCGTGCTTCCTTCTGCTTACTGTGTCTGACCTCCTCGATAGATACAGGGTGTACCTTGGACAAGTAGGGTTTAAACAGTTCAGTAAACATGCCGTCACCAAAGTTACTCTCAATGAGTACCATGTTGACACTATGGATCTTAGCGAGTGCTGCGAGGCTCTTCAGGGTATCTGAGGAGTACCCTCCTTTAATACCACCTGCATCTACGAGGTATAAGAAGCCATTCAGCATCTTAACAACAGCGTAACCAGTTTCATCTGCACCTCTACCTGAGGGGTCAATAGCGAGAATAGAGCCTGTGTACTCTGATCTTCCTATAGTTTCTGCGGGTGCGAAGTACCTATCGCCTGAGAGACCTACATTAGGGAGATCATCTAGAGGCTTAAAGATACCGTAGACCACCTTGGCGGGAGCTGTGGTGTCATCACAAGACATCACGATGAGATCTGAGAGCTTCAGAGGATACCTGTCTTTATCAGAGAGGCTAGTGTCTAGCATGAACTGCAGAGCGAACCCTGATTTCCCATAAGACAGCTCTCGTTCTAAGAGGTCTTCCTCATCAAACCGTAGAGGGTCTGTAGGGAGGCCTGTGACCGCTTCTGTGCCTTTACTAAGGGCATCATATAGGTACGGAGCTAATCGTCCGTTATACGCCTTCTCCGTAGCTTCTACACTAGGGTAGCGAGCAGGCCAAACTCTTAACTCGTATCCACGTTCTGTTAGGACGTTGTAGAGGGACATCTCGTTTTGAGGTGTACCTAGGTAGATAATCTTACCTTCTGGTTTGAGAACAGCGTCAAATTCTTTAACACTTTCGCCAAGTCTTTCTCGCATGGTTTGAGTCATGGAGTTGTTGGGAACCTCAACGTCATCTGCAATGATGATGTCTGCACGAGACCCTGTAAGCTGCCCAGTGATACCTACAGACTTAACTGAAGGGGATCCTGAGGCTTTAGCAGGGGCTACGTCAAAAGCTATCTTAGACCACCGTTGGTGTTCCTTGGCGATCAGGTGTTGACACATCGGTAACTCTACAATGAGTCGCTGCGTGAAGGTAGAGAAGTCATCTGCGCGTGCTTTACTGGCTGAGACAACCATGAACTTCTTGTCTGGGTCTAGCAGGAGTTGATGCACAACGAAGGCACAAGTGATGTAGGATTTACCTACACCACGGAAGGCCTCAATGATACATCGCCTGGGACTAGCCTGTAGGTAGTCAGCAATGTCGTACTGAATAGGGGTGGGGTCTGGAAGGTTTAGGTGTTTCCAGACAACCCACAAGAAGTTACGGAAGTCCTTAAGTTCATTAGGGACTTGAGTCATTACTTATTACGTCCTCGATTACTAGAGGGACTTTGGATGCGTAGGTTAGACATGGAGTTGTTATTCGGATTCCTGTCTTTGTGATCGACATCCTTACCTGCAAGCTTGGCCTTACCATACTTACTTTGCATGTCCCTGCGTGCTTGCACTCTGCCTGCTCTACGTTTCCGTTGCTCTGGCTTGCCGTGATATTCACGGTACTCTTTCTTGTAATCACGCATTACTGGATTTGCTCCGTGACTTCAAAAGGCAAAGACTCCAATAGGTTTGCTAAAGGAGACTCTGCTGTAATGACATCGAGGTTTGCATTGTTGTCTTTAAGGAACTTAACAGCGACTGATAACTCAGATGCTGTAGCCTCACCACCCTTCACACGATTGAGTAGGTCATTGGCTACTGCACCGTGGAGAGCATCTAGGATGTCTCTGTTATCCATTTCTTAGCTTCCTGTTCTGTTTCTTTAATCCGTCTATCCCAACCTTTTCCAAATGTTTTGTAGGTTAAAAGACCACGGACAAACTGCTGTCGTTGATGGATGGCTTGGTGGATACATTCATCAGCGTTCTTGCCGTAGGCAGCGTTCGCTATTTCAACTGTAATGTCTCCGATGTAACCATCTATTGGTTTTGCATCAACTGCGTGTTGCAACCATTTACTGGCGCGTTTACACCCACTATTAACTGCAGCATCAAAGGTGAGCAGAGCAAGAGGGAATGGAAGATCATCCCCACGAATCTTGTTCCAGTAGTCCTCTTTGTAGATGAGGGCTGCGTCATGCTCACTAAGGTTTGCAATGTCTACGTCAGGGTAAGCACGCTTGGAGATACCAAACTTAGTCTCTCCGCCTGGGTCATCTGGGTGATCCACATAACCGCCTTCGTGCTTAAGAATTAACGTGATGGCATTGTCAAAGGTCATTAAGACTCCTTACTTTTTGATTTTGTCCATTACTGAACCGATTCCCTTAACGCCAAAAGAGGCACTGACCACGATCATTAAGACCGTGTGATACCATTCGGGAAGGGATTGCAGGGCTTCAAACCCTCGTTGAATATGTGGTACGAAGGCAGGGATAAAGCACAGCACGAGAGGTATAGAGAACACCAGAGTCAGCCACTCGTCCTTCCAACTGTTCTTGGATGCTTCCGCCATGATGCGCTCCCAATCCGCTGTGGACTGTGCGGCTGTCTTCAAAGCGGTGGCTTTCGCCTCTGCGGTGGCCTTGGTTGATTCCGCCTTGGCACTGACCCATGTACCTGCCAAGTTCGTGATAGCTGTGATGATTCCAATCATGTGCCATTACCTATGTCCGTTGAGATACATACTGCTTCGTAGTTGATCTTCGGTTTAGGAGCTGTACTGAGGAAAATGTCTCGTGCCTCAAAACAATCCTGCATTGATAGAAATGGCCCTTGAGGGTAGACAGCGTAGCTTTTTCCTTGAATAAGGATCGCAAATAGAATCCATTGCATAACTGTTGCCTTGTGATGCACAAAAGTGCGCTTAGAAATTGGGAGTTACTCTGTAAAACAGGAATTGAACTCCCGATTTGTCAGGTATTACCTTTCGTTGTTAGGAGGTAGATGAATAACCAGATAGCCCCGATACCCGTTGCGAGTAGCAGAGTGATGATGATTCCATCTTGGATATTCTTTAGTAGTTGCTGTCTCCGATATACAGCCTTATCTCTTGCTTCTTTGATCTGTCTCCGCATGGCATACATCTCTCTAAGAGCGTCCATACCGTAGCGGTACATAATCATTTCTCTGATTTGTGTTTCTTGTTCTTCAGCTTTCTTTTTAGCAATAAGAGCATTAAGGGCTTCTTCTTCAACGCTTTGGGAGAACACAAGCTTCTTAAACAAAGGAGGGTTCTTTGCTTGAGCTTCTGCTTCACGGATGTCTGAGACTGCGGTAAACCATTTACCAAGCTGTCCTGCGACATCTTCTAGTTCTCTTCCAGTGTTGACTAGGGATTGCACGGCCTTGAACGCAGTTGTAGCTGCAGCCAAAGCCGTTATGGGATCAATCATCTAAGGAGGGTAAAAAGTTGGGACAGCCCGAACTGCTGTGCGAAATAAGACAGACCAACGCCAATGGCGACCCACTTGATCTGACTTAAAGTTGCTTGGATAGATCTAAGCGATTGACGCATCTCATCGGATGTATCTCTTAGTTCACTTAGTTCATTTTCGTGCAGTTCGAGAGTCCACTCAGCTTTACTGAGACGGGACTCTATTTCTTGCATTGGTTACACCTTCGGAATCATCGCTTTGATTTCAGCAACGTGTGTTTGCCACGCTTCTAAACCGTTCTCTGCAATGTACTCTAGTTGTGTTAAGGAGGAACCGTAGGCTTCTCTCCTGTCTTGCAACCATTGAGGCTCTTCAACTTCAACTTCTTCTGGGATAACTTCTTCTGGCTTAGCCTGTGCTGTTCTCGACTGCCCTACCTGAATAAAGGCAGGAGCTACTCCAGTCTTAGGAGCAAACTCAAGAACGTGAGCATCAAAGTCCTGCTCAGTCATATCTGCTGTTAAGACAACTTCGGCCCATGACCCGTCAGCAAATGTGACGGTAGCAATCCCGTTGTCAATCTTGTCTACTGTATATTGCATGATTACCATTTCCTCATGGGACATTTTGCAAAGTTAAGTTTGGTTTTTGCGGGCATAAAACACCCACATTTCTTACAAGTTTTGAGTACGTTGTAAAAGAAAGGGCATTCTTTACAAACGTTATAACGTTCTTCAGCCGTCATACTGTACGCCCTGCTGTCGTTCCATTAACGCTGAATGTCACGTTGCCGATTCCGCTGACGTAATATCCTGCCAGACCTCCAGATGATCCACCTGAACCGCCTGAGTAGTTACCATTAGCACCTGTTGATCCAGTTGAACCACTAGCTCCAAATGCACCGGCTGTTCCACCTGTTCCACCTGCTCCTGCGCTATTTCCTCCTGCCGATCCTCCCGATCCAGTTGCCGCTGATTGGTTATAGCCTTGGCCTACGCCTCCAGTGCCTCCAGTGCCGCCTGAAGTGATTGCATAAGAAGGAATCGCACACCGCCCACAAATAAACTTGTCGTTATCGTTCGGGCCGGAACAGTTAGTGCAATATGATCCCGCAGGCTTACAGTCACAAGTTGGGCCACAAGAGTTACGATAACCACAGCCTCCTTCGTAATTGTAACCGGCTACATACCGTCCCTGTCCTCCAGTTCCACCTTGGCCTCCGCCTCCGCCTCCGCCATAGATAATCCCGCCAGTGTTATCAATGGTTATACTAGAAGACTCTGCAAGGATTGCGGTTCCACCTGTGCCACCGTTAGCTGAACCGCCTGCACCGTGGATTGAACCTGCGTTGTAAATGGTTAGGGTTCCACCCATACCAGTAGGCAGAATTAATGCGGCTGTGCCTGAAGAGCTAGAACCGATGGTCACCCCAGATGGAATAATCAGCTCTTTTGGTACGTTGTCTGTCCAAGAGCTACCAAACGCTGTGGATGCATTCAGGTTTGTTCCATTAGATGCAGTGTATGCAATGACATTCACAGCACCAAAAAAGTGACTAAATCTCATCACTGCGGCTGATGTTGGTATGTTTCCGTTTGCCCCCGCTTGGGGAACTTTACCGCCACCTCTAACAAACTCTGACATCGAGTGGGGAGCAGTGTCCCCAAACTCAGATGCTATTTCAGAGAAACTCAGAGACCCACTTGACTTAATAGCCATGAGACCCCCTTATGAGCTGTAAGCGGTAATGTCGCCTGTTGTGTTGATATTTCCGGTGATTGTTACATCACCAGTGTGAGTTGCTGTGATGAACCCTGTATCGTTACTGAGTTCAGATACGGCTGTTGGTACTGAGGCTGATGTTATGAACCCTGTATCGTTTGTTAGTTCTGACACAGATGTTGGTAAATCAGCCTGTCTAGCAACCGTGGATAGCAAATCCGCTAATTGTCTTGATTTAGACATGAAGTATCTCCGCTAAAGGAGGAAGTAGGCGCGTTAAACACCACCTACCTCCTGTGTTGCTTCTTGTATGGTTAGCTCACCCGCCTCAACCTGACGCATGATTTCTGCGTAGGTAGTGTTTGCAGGGTCTAGTGGGACTGACATGGTGATGCCGTCGATGATTGCGTTGATCGCAGTAACTTCGCCGTATAAAGACGAATACTGTGCAAATTCAATATTTAGCTCATTCATTGTTATAGCTCCGCACTGCAAGAAATAAGGGAAGCTGTTGTTGAATATGCCCCATTACTTACGGTCATACCGCTAAAACCATTAATAGCTACAACAACGCCATCGGCACTTGAAGTCGAACCGGAAATGACTGAACCAGAACCAGTTCTACCTCCTGCACCCATTTCCGTTATAGAGGGTGTCGAGGTTAGTAAAACTAAATCCGGCGCAGATCGCATTTCTATGTCAAATGTAGTAGATAACTCAAAGAATGTAGACCCTGCCACATCGCCTTGTAAGCCTTTACCTAAAACTCTGTAATACCGTTTACACAATGCAAGCTCTTCCCCGTATGAACGATGCTCATAGGTACTCGCAACAGAGCCGACTTCTAGTTGGACTCCGGTGATGTAGAATGTGGCTGATGCAGTTTCTGTCACACCGTTTTGAACGTGACCATAACCCCATCTCCCACTTGCATGGGCTCCCCAAGAAGTATTATCTGCGGAATTAAAGTCTGATCCTGCGGCTATGTGCCATACAGCTTGAAGCCCATTGCCGTTATCATTATTTATTGTGCCGCTAGTATCTCCTGCAAAAGAGATTGTTTTTTGCTCCCAAGTGTTTGCCGCATCAATTGTGTACGTTGTCCCTATATTTCTTGAACCATCAGGTTCGTATAGAGACATTGCAAATGTCCCCGTTTGAGAAGATTTAACCCAGAAAGATACAGTAAGTGAGCTTGCGCTTGCACTTCCATAACCTAAATGTTGTAGATTTTGAGCTTCTATTTTTTGCTGAACGTATACGGCTTCATCTGCGGCAGTTGTTTCTGGTGTCCCTGTCGTCCACTTCAGCGAGTTTGAATAGCCGTCAGGAGCGTCAGGCACTTGAGCAAGTGTGCCATCTAAAGAATCCGCAGTACCAGTTATGATAAACTGGAACCTGTCTGCAACGTATCCATTAGTAGGGCCATCGTGCGCTAATGATAGACTCGTCCCACGCTGTGCAATTCGCATATCTCCGTTCTGAGCCATGTTCCTGCGCCCCAACGATGGAGATGCAGTGGTCACCACCGTACCTGTCTCAGCAGGGACACTGAGGTTGCCTGTGCCGTCAGCTTTCTTGATTGTATCTACGTTGAGTTGGCTCACGATCCTGCCTCCACAGCATCAAGCTGTTCCTGTGTTGGTTGCGCTAGTGTTGGGTAATTCCAGACTGCGATGTAGTCACCGTCACCATCGTTTTGTAAACGAATGTCACCAAAGGCAAAGTCGTAGTCCGAAAGCTCTGGGTAAATGTTAATGATCTTATGATATAAATCCATTAGTCTGGCCTCACTAAATGTATCCACATTCCACTGTCTTGCCCTTGATCGTTTCCGCCTATTTCAATTCCGCTAGTCCCATCGCTATAGCAAAATCCTTCAATATAATGGCTTGAGCCGTTGAGGTAGACTAACCTACTAATATCAATTCTAATTTCACCAGTCGTTGCGCCTTTTAAATGAAAATATCCAACAGAAGAATTATTCTTCCATATACTTACAAAGCGATCAGCACCACCAGTACCCCGTAATGTGGCGGATACTATAACTGAATAATAGCCTGCTACCGTTGGCTGATATCTGTAGTTTGTACCGTCCCAAGCAGATTGCGTATCTACAACTGTTCCATTGAACTGTATTTTAGTCCAACTGGCAGTGCTTAAAGATTGATCAGCCGCAGTTAAATAAAAATAAGCAACATCAGGCTGATAAACTACACTTGTCAGCGCACTACCGTCTAACGCAGGTAATGCACCAGATAGGTTAGAGGACGACAGAGTAGACGCACTCGTCAACACCGTCCCCGCCTCATCTGGCAGAGTCAGTGTGCGGTCTGTGTTTGAATTAGGAGACGCTATGGTGAATGTGCCAGTTCCCGATGCGTTGCCTTGGATTGCTACCTTACTCATCCTGCGACCTCCATAACAATAATTGACATAGTTCCTTGAGGCCGCCAAGAGCTTGTTGCATTGGTTGTTTTTGCTTGAACTTTATATGTCACGCTAACCGCTGAAGAAGGGTTGTCTAGTTTTTGAATAAACCAATCAAACCCCACGTTACCGCCCGGAGTGTCATAGCCAACCAAGTGATTAGCAATTGGAATTGCGTCCCTAACAAGCTGTACATACCCAAGTGTATTATCAACACCATCCTGCGTGTATGCTCCATTAGCCATGACCAATATCTTTGAAGAAGTAGCCTTGGGAGTAATTGAAACCTCTAAATCGATATCTTGAAACGATGTTGATGTAATAAAGGTTGAATCAAATGCCGTAGACTCAAGCACTTGAATAACACTACCCGCAGGAAGGTTCGCATCTGTAATCACACCATCCTGTACAAGCGATACGCCAGTTGTTCCGTTTAGTTCTAGTGCCATCTTACACCACCACCCATCTGCTTCCTGTGGGAACCTGCACGGTTACTCCACTGTTAATAGTTATAGGGCCGAAAGTCCCTGCGTTTTTGTTTGCACTAATCGTGTAGTCTGCTGATACAACCGCATCGTTCTCCCAGAAGACTCCACCCTTGGCTCCAGTGTCAGCCCAATCCGCAGTCGTTCCATCCGTAGTAAGGAACTGACCTGAATGGCCTGTCTGATCTGGTAGAGCGTCTACCGATGCCCAATCTGCCGTAGTACCGTCAGTCGTCAGGAATTGTCCTGAGTGTCCTGTTTGGTCTGGGAGTGCATCAATGTTTGCAAGAAGGTTGTCAGTCTCAGTCTTCGTGTAATGAGAGGCTAGAGCAAACGTACCGAACGCTTGGATGTACACTGTGTCTCCTACGGAGGCTCCAGTACCCAAGACAATGTTTGCACCGTCTGTCGCTGTGTAGTCACTGACTGCAAGCAAGACACCGTTGAGGTATACATCTACTGCACCTGCATCGTAGCTTGCCGCAAAGCTTGTTTGCCCTGCTGTTGCTGTGTACTCCACAGAACTCGCTACGCCTGATACAGAAGAACCTGCGTTGACGAAACCTGTGCCGTCATAAACCTTCATGGTTGAAGCAGAACTATCGAACCAGAGGTCACCTGTAGTAGGTAAGGACGGAGCAGTCGCACCGATGCTGTAAGTGTCAGCAAAGTTGTTTACGTCTGCCAGATTAGCCGCAACTTCGTTGACGTTCGCAATTGAACCGCCTACAAGGTCTACGTTCGCAATTGACCCTGCAACTACGTCAATCTCTGAGGTAGCTTCTGCTAGATCATTAGCGACTGCCACAACCTTTGCTACTTCTGCTTCAACAGCCTGAATATCAGCCATGTTGTTAGAGACGTTTGTCACTACCGACATATTGGTGTTGACGTTTGTCACTGCCGACATATTTGTGCTGACGTTAGAGACTGCACCGATGTTTGAAGAGACGTTCGTAACTGCAACAGTGTCCGTTGCGACTTGATTGATATTGGCCTGATTACCCGCAACATTCGTAATATTCGTTGCGTTATTCGCAACATTCGTAATATTCGTTGCGTTAGAAACAGCCGCGTTGATGTTGCTTTCATTGGCTACAGCGGCATTGATGTTGCTTTCGTTAGCGTCTACATCAATGACGTTCTGGATGTTAGAACCCACATTGTTGACGTTCGTGATCGAGGTAGCCACTGTCTCAATTTCAGACACAGGCTCGTTCAGGTCTGCCGCTACTGTATCTACAGCAGAGATAGATGTATGAACACGATCTAGGTTGTCAGCAGAAGTTGCCACACGGTCAACATTAGCAATCGAGGTATGGACACGATTCACATCGCTCATGTTTGTAGACACATTGTTAATTTGTGTCGTAAACGGAGAGATAGTGTCGATGTCGGTTGCGTAAGGAGCGAGGGTATCTACGTTGCTGATTGACCCTGCTACATCATCTAAGTTGTCAATGGATGTATGTACACGGTTCAGGTTAGTCAGGTTCAAAGCATTTAGTTGTGCTTTGTCAGACAAAGTGAGCCAAGTATTCTCAAGGTAGTTCTTAGTGACTGCATCTTGAGCATTAGTTGGGTTAGTGACGTTCTTAATCACACGGGACTGAGCATCCCACTTACCATCAGGAGTCTGAATCAGAGCTGACTCTGCTGTATCAATTGCTTCCTGTGCAGCAAAGAAGACCTGAATGTTAGAGTTATCTAGGTCTTCTTCTGTAAGGACTGAGCCTGAAGCAAAGTCTACTGCACGAGCGTCTAGGTCTGTGTTTCGTTCAACTCGCACAACTGCACTTGCAGTAGGGATGGTTGACGTTTGAATCACAGATGCTGAATTAAAAGTAAACGAGGTGTCTTCCACCCCGTCCACAAACACTTTGATGTCAGCCTGGGCTGTGTAATCAAAGGGTACGGAGAAGGTAGTGGTACTACCATCTGCGTTGTACTCTATATAACTGTATGCCATTACCTTCCAGTCCTTAGCTTACGGAGAATTTCATTTGATGCTTGTCTCTTCTTGCTTTCCTCTTCCCTCTCTTTCTCACGGAACGCAGGAGAATCTTTTCTAAGCTGATCCAGAGCTTGCTCTCGATAGGCTCTGAAGATTGCTGAAAGTTCTTTGATTGCAGGAGGGGACATGGCTTCATTGCCATACATCATGGCTGCGAAGTCACGTTTCCGAACACGATCAGAGATAGCGTCATAAAGTGTTTTATTTCCGAACATGGGGTGTCTCTGCTCCCCAAGTATTTTGTGGAACTTACTGTAGACAGATACCCCACTAGAGGCATCCCCATCAAAGATGGTTCTAAAGTCAGTATCCAAAGTGCCAACATTCAGACTGTATGGCATGGAGGCAAGAGAGCCTGTTCTGTCAAACTGCACGCGCAAGTCGTACATAAGCTCTTCTACAGGATCTACGTCTTCTGCTTCTTTGAAGGCAGGGAAGATGTAAAGGAAACCTGTGTCTTTTTTAATTGGTCTACCGAAGTCGTCATACTTGAGACCTACAGAGTTCATCAACACCGGAACTTTAGCTTGAAGCTTGTTTAAGAGTGTTCCGTTCTCACGCGCTCTGACTTCCTCACCTATTTCACCAAGATCTCTCGCTACGTTAGGAACGAAAGAAGTGACGAAGCTTTCTACGAATGTACCAAACTTGTCTGGTGAGCTGAGAGCATCAGTCAACTGACTAGCTCCCATAAGGGACGACTTACCTAAGATGTTATCGACAACAATCGCTAGGGTCTTGGATAGAATCTCTGTTGTGACATCTAACGCACCTTGGTCAAAGCCACCGAACTCATGTTGTACGAAGTACGTTAAGTCGGCTGCAATTGCCATCGGTGTTGCGAAAGGTTCAAGAGCTTTGTAGCTGACCCATTTCTTGCGAACGGGATCCCAGATAGAAAGAGGTTTGTATCCTGCTTTCAACCACAACCTGCGTTGCTCTGGATCCGAAGGGCCATTACCTGTCATACCACCAGAAGCAGCTAGAGCTATAGACCCTGCCATGATTGCCGAACCAACGGCTTTCTTAGTCTGGAGTAACGCCATTTGCTCTTCTGCAAAGTCAAATTCTTTTTGCAGTTGTGCTTCATCAGCGTCTGGTAATTTACCTGCATTGAAGTCTTGTAGGTTTTGGCGTGCTGCCTTGAACGTGTTAATCACATTCATTTGTCGCTGTGCTAAACGTGCTGTGCCTGGGATCATAGACATACCAACAGACACAATGTTTAACGGAGCTTTAACAAACGGGAACGCTAGGAGTCGTCCAATACCACCACCAGAGTTAGCAATACGGTTAATAATCTGACCGATTGCTCCATCATTGATGTTCTGGGTAAAGGTGATTGCACGAGACTCTTCTACAATAGCCTTGTCTTTAAACTGTCCTGTGCTTGGATCTGCAAGTCTACGGACATAAGCATCTGCTTCTAGACGGAGTTGCTCTGGTGTGAGGTCAGGTTTCATCTTAGACAGTTCTGTGTACGCACGAGCGTACGCACGAGAACGTGTATACAGAAACTTAGCCATCTCATCATAGCCACTCATCAGATCACCAAATAAAGTGAACTTACGAAGCTTGCCTAAGAATGTCTGAGCTTTGTCAGGGTCAAAGTTAAACTGATCTCTTTCTAATCGAGTCGAACTAGGATCTGTCAAACTCTCGCCTAAACGGAACGCAACCCTTGCTGCATCTACGGCTTCTTTGAAGTACATGCGGTATGCATTGATTTGGATCGAAGCTTCAGCTCGCATCCTTGCACCTTTCTCTCCACCAATCTTTCTACCTGCTAACTTACGCAGGAATGGATAGAGGAAGAGGTTAAGAATGTTACCGAAGGCTGCCGCTTGCTGAGTAGACAAGCCAGAGATCATTGCCTCTGTGCGGAAACTATTCAGCCTACCCAGAGCCTTAATGATTGCACTAGGCTTTGTCTTATCACGCATAAGCTTGATGTTGCCGTGTGAACTCTTCACTGCATCGTGCAGAGCCGCGAACTCATCAACTGCTTGGTTAGACCTACGGAGCTTAGGATCATTCAGTGCATCAAGAATCGCCCATGTACCACGGGTAACCCTACGGCTACCTAAGTTACGAGAGAACTGACGAGAGTAGAGACCATCCATAATAGACAGGGAGTCCAGTACGTCTTTCAACTGCATGAACTCTGCTTTCTCTGCGTTAGTAAACTCATCAGGGTTCTTCTTAGCCATCTCCATGATCTTGGCTGCTGTTTCAGTCATGATCTCGTTGATTGCTAATGCACGCGCTTGGATCTGACGCATCAAAGAGATGTCGTCTTTTGCTTCATCCTTAAGCTTTTCAAACAATGCACCTGTACGATCTGTTTCGTCACCAATGTCACGAGCGATCCTCAGAACGGCTTCTTTAGCTTCACGTTCTGCTTGTTCTAATGTCTGCTTACCACCGTTGTACCCATCCATCTTGACGAGCTTGGTTTCATGGTGAACTGCACGTTCTTCAACTAGACGCTTAACGTCATCCGTTGTCTCCAAACGATTAAGGTTCTTAGATCCAATAGGTGCAGGACGCAAGGAGACATCACCAGTTTCACTAATGATCTCTTGGTCTCTGTTCCGAGGTACAACAGGAACTGGATTACCTGCATCATCAACACGATCTAGGTTCAATCCAGAGTCCGCATCACGATTTACTTCGTTGACTGCAGCTCGTACCTTATTTGCAGAGGGAGCTTGGTCAGCTTCTGTCAGAACACGATTGACCTCATCAGGGGTCACTGTGGGCTGTTCTGCGTTGTCTAATAGGTCACCTTGAGTAGCAGGAGCTTCTCCTTGTGTGGAGGCTTCTGGTGTGTCTGAAGGGGTTTCCTGAGTAGCCTGTCGTTCCGTATCAATCTGAGTCTCAGCTCTACGCTTTGACTTCATAGAACGGTACGCAGCAGAGCCTACATCTAAGACACCTGCAAGTCCGTTACCAAACAAGATACCGTAGCCTGTGGCTGTGAGGTTCTGCTCGATGTCAAACTCTTCACGCACTCCTGCTTCAAGCTCAATAGATTGACGCATGGCATTGTCTGCACTAGCGTAGAGACCACCTTCAACAGAAGCTGTACTGTAGATACCAACACGCTTGATTAGGGACTCTGCAGTCTTCTGTTTGAATCCACGTTCTACTAGAGCTTTGACTGAGGCCTTACCTGCAGTGTTGACTCCAAAGACACGAGCAAGAAGACCCACCCCAAGATAGGTGGTTGGATCAGATGCCAGACCTTTCAGCACCCTTCCTGTACCAGACATCGTAAAGTTAGGTAGCTTGTCATAGGTCTGCATGAGATCTACGAAAGCTGTAGCGTCTTCTGGTTCCCAAGATGAGACATCAAGAGCATCACTAGCCATGTTGTACAGGTTGTAGTTGAACTGCCCCATGTAGGAGATACCAAACTTGGCAAACTCTTCATCTGAGGCATTTTCATCAGGAACACCTAACATTGTAGTGCCACGTTGTAACGCAGCCATTCTACGGGCGTTAGTTATCCACTCTTGGTTTGAATATAGTGACTCTTCCGTCACCGCAGGGACTTCAGTGACTTCAGGCATTTCCACAAGCTTATCTAAGCCTGTAGGGACAAGCTCGACTTTCACGCCTGCTTTAGACGCTTCAGTCTCTTCATCTTCGGTTGTAGGAGCTACGAACAGATCATTTAAAGTAGCCATTCATGTCTCCTATTGTCTGCTGTGGATGTCGTAAAAGTATGCATATGCGCCTGGGAATGTACGACTTTCAAAAGCCTTCCATTTAGGTAAGTTACTGCCTTGGTGTATGCCACGAGGATCATTAAGAATTTCGTTGGTGAAGATTTCGTAAAGATCACTTTCGGTCATGCCTTGAGGGATCAGGACTCTGATGTCTTCAATCTCCTCAATACTGTTCGTCCCATAGACTTCGCCTGGGTATCTAACGGAACTTAACGATTCTTGAGAGACATCGAATTGTGCAGCTTTTAGTTCATCTAATTGCTCTTTATCTGAAATCAATTCGTTGGTTACGTTTTGTGCTATTTGACGGATTTCAGCTTGAGTAACAGAGCCGTCTGCCGCATACGCTTCTGCGTAAGCAATTTGGAAGCGTTCATCAAATGCTTGCTCAATTTGGTACATTTCCTTCTTCTCATGAGGCTTCATGCTCTGAGTTAAAGCAACTGTTCCTAATGTAGACTCAACTGCGGCCTTGCGATATTTATTGACTTCGCTGTTTGCAAGTACGGTTGCAGATTGCTGTGCAGACTGTGCAAATGACAGCAAGGTAGGAATATCTTGAGGATGTATTTTTCCTGCGTTGTTTACATTAGTAATTAACGCTAAGGCATATTCTCTAGGAGTGATGTCCTGATTCGGAGAACTTGCATATCGTAAGACCTGTGTTTGGAAGTTTGTGAGGTTTGTCTCCATCATCGGAGTCTTAAAGCCTGTCACTGTGTTTACAGTATTGAGTAACTTATAGAGGTCTTCTTTCTTACCACCGATAGCCGCATACGCAGCCTCTTGTTGCTGAATGACAGCACGAGGGTTATTTAAATTTCCAGGATCTAACAAACCATCAAGGACTTTGTTTTCAACATTGATCCGTTCTTCTTTCTGTTGTGCAGTAAGTTTAGCTAATCTAGCTTTCTCTGCAGCAGTTGCCTCATTCTGCAGTACCTGCTTGGCATCAATGATCTTATCAATCTGAGTTGCTGCAAGTGGCGTACCGCCTTGTTGTAGCCTTAAAGCTACATCACCATAACGAGAATCACCTGTGGCATCCATGATGGCAATCAATTCATCAACAATGATTTCTGTTGACTTGCCATTTCTTGTTAAGGTGTAAAAGTCATCACCTTCTTGGCTTAGGGTAGTGGCAAGGCCTTCAATCCCTAATTCATTGATCTTGTCGATTTGAGAATTTACGACATCTACATACGCTCGATCACGATCTGTGTTTAATTTCTTGTTGAGCTGTGCATGCCAAGAGACACCAGTGTTGTGTGTCCATTCACGAATTGCAGGAGACACCACATCCATAGTTAATGGATCGTCAATCTGACTAACTAACTCACTAACTTTCTCGTTAGTAATTTTGTTATAGTCATCAACATTGTCTACGAGTAAAGGCGTACCGTCTGGGTTGGTCAGTCTGCCCTCAAGCAGGTCTGAACCAAACATATTTAACTGTTGTTGGACATACCCACGGGTACGCAGTTCTTTGTAGTGCCGAAGGAATACTTTAGATTCCTGTGCGTACTTCTCTCCGTTAGCGACAGACGCAATGTCCGAAGACATGCCATCCATGAGGTAAGCTTTCTCTGCACGGAGCATTTCTTCTTTTCGTCTTTTCTCAGAAGTCTTACTGATAACGCCTGGGGCTACTTGGCCTAAGGCATCAGCAATAATAGCTGCTCTAGTAGGTGTTGTATCGGGTGCTTGTGGTTGTACAAATGTATCTACCACACGCGCAGTTGGCGCGGTAGGCGCACGGGATCGCAATCCCTCAACTTGAACTCTAGCCATTTTGATTCCTTATGTACTAAAGATACCTAGATCCTCGTTGGCACTGTAATAAGTACCTGCGGAGGCAATTGAATTACCCGCAATGATTCCTAAGGTGTCAGCAGGGGTTCCCATCTTGACACTGTTAATTCTGCTTTGAGCTTCTGCATTGTACGCCTCAGCGTCCATGTCATTCTGTGCCAGAATCCCAGTAATCTCAGAGTTAATTGAAGTCTCGTTACGAAGTTGTTTGCCTTCAGTCTGCCTCAGCAGGGCAATCACAGAGTTACCGGATACGCCTGCTTCCCCTGCAGCTACATACTGCTTAGAGGCCACTTCAAGGGCTTGTATCTGTGCTTCTCGTTTCTCTTCGCTTAGTCGTTCAACTTCTTGGTTAGCTCTAAGGTTTGCTTGATTAACTTTAAGATCACGGGCTTGAACAGCATTGTTCCTATTTGCATAGAAGTGTGCTGTTTGCGCTGATGCTGCATCGTTCTGCGCTTTGATTTCCATCGCAGATTTAGCCGCAGTTAGCGCGATAGTGACTGGATCACACATTTTAAGCCTCTATCCTTACAAACTCGTAGAAGGGAATACGGCCTTTACCGTACTCATCAATTAGATTTATAAACGTGAATCCTAAATAACTTAGCCATCGCATAGCGAGACGGTTTCTGGCATCCACATAGTTCCGAAGTATTGGGTACTTCTTATTGATTCCTTTGACCCACTCCAAACTCTGTGGGATAAATTCTTTGCTTACTTCTGGTAAGCGGTCTGACGCAAGAAGCCACGGACACCCAACTATTGGGTCTTCTGTAGGAGTAACTCCGAAGAGTCCTATCACTTCCTCATCTCCTGCGATGATCGCGTAGACTTCATCACTGAGTTGCATTGAGAACAGGAGAGCCTCCAAAGGTTCTAGCCCAGAGGAGGCTTTGACTTCTGCTACGTCCTGCTTACGCATCTTAGGTGCAAGAATATGTGCATCTGCATCGCAAGCCTTTCTGTAGTAGGGTGTCATTACAATCTCCGTGATCTCATTACAAAGAAGCCTTCCCATTCCGCACTCTGGAAAGAGCAAGGTAAGTGACTATCACTAACTAGCTCGATATTGACTTCTTGAGCATTGGAATTAACACCGAAGCGGAAAGTTCCGTTTTCAATAGCTACTTGCCCAAGGATGTTTGCGGAAGAGCCCACGAGTCGCCCAGTAAACTTAGATGTCTTTTTTGGCCGTGCTGTGGGAGTGACTTCTGTCTGGAAGAAACCAGTGTCACTGTAGACTACGTTCCAGTTACGGATCTGTAGTCGTCCTGTGGTCATGGGTTCATTGTTGTTTTTCAGTACCTGCTCAGAAAACCTGTACCGGAATGTATAGGGAACACCTGCGTAAACAGTAAGCCCTGATGAAAGTGCATTGGATACCCCACTGTCCGAAATGAGCCTTCCAGTGTGGGTAACGTATACTATGTTATCCGCAGTGTAGGGGACTGTTGTAGTACCACCTGAGGTCAACTTAACCCGTCTATCGAGGTTGATGCCATGTCCTGCAGTCGTTACCTCAGTCGCATCATCTTCTGACAAGTTGATACGCTCAAGGAACACTTCTGTTCCGTACTTAACAAGGACAAAGATTTCTGACTTGTTGAAGGATACGTTTAGGACATCACCTGACATCACCCACCGTGACCATGAGGACTGAAGCTTCTCGTTGCCTTGCCAATAGAATCGGTAGACATACATAGCTGTAGGGTCATCAGCAGACAGACAGATCAACATATCTTCGTTAGACGAAGCTTCCATCTTCTTGATTTCACCAAGCAGGAAAGCAGGAACGTGAGCAGTAATATCTGCTGCATCATCAACCTCAGTATCAAGGTCAACGAAGTATTCACGGACACCTGAGTATTTCCCACGCTTTGTTCCGAAGAAGACGTACCTTCCTGCACCTACTGGCTTCGCACGCAAGGACGCTTCAAATTGAGTTGTTACATCAATCGAGACAGTCTCAGGGGTAAGGAGGTCTGTTGCATCTAGTCGGAACTGAGTCAGATCAGAGAAGAGTAGCAATGACTCTGTGAACGGGACTGCGTGCTTCAATAAAGACACTTTGTTGTTGGATACAGCAACGTCAATAGGATCAGAGTCTAGAAGTGTCAGAGTAGTACGTTGGAAGAAGTTAAACTCTTCAAACTGACCTGCCTCAGAAAAGATAACATTCTCATCCGCCAGTACGCCTAAGCGATTACGGTGGAAGAAAATATCAGCTAACTTAAAGTCCACAAAAGAAGGGAAGGGATTAGTATCTTCATCACCTACTCTGCGGGGTGCGTAAGTAGCTTGTTGGAAATCGAAGTCACCGTCAGACCTACGGACTAACTGATGGGGCATAGTGGTCACATCAAGCTCAGTTTCAATATTTGGCTTAATAGTTTCCTTCCATACCTGACCACCGTTGTCGTCAATCTGGAGTTCTACATAGTAGTCATCTTGACCTTTGTCGTTATCACCAACAACGCCAATAACAAACCCTTCAGGGCCACTTGGTGGTAGGTCATCAAAGTCTGCGGTCTGGTTCTTGAACGCAAGCAGGTGCTGATTACCACGGGAGTCTTCTACCTCGATGTCAAAGTCGTTGCCATCAGTTGATTGGTAGTACAGTACGTTTCCGTATTCTGTGACTGACATGCCTGGGATTGAACCTGCACCAACGCTACCGTAGTAAGTAGATTCAGTTGCAGAGAAATAATTCAAGTTACGAGCAATACGGTCAGTCTGGATTGAGCGTTCAGCATCAGAGGTGAGAGTTGTTGTGTCTTGTGTACTGGACATAGTCTCAATAGACCGTGTGTACACTGTACCTCCTTTCGTAATCCGAACGGTGTACTGACAACGATAATCACCTTGCTTCACATAGACGAGAGCTTCATTAGGACGACTAGAGGAAACTGTAGTGTCTTTAGCAACTGTAGTGTTCTTGTTGAGAATGAACGTGTAGTCAGCAACGGTTGTCGCTGCAACTTCCTGAGATGGGTCTGTTAGACCTGACAGATAAGAAGCAGAACCATAAACGGTCTTTGCTACGCCATCCTTATCGTACACATACACATTGTCTGTCGTAACAATCAAGGTGTAGAACTCATTCTCATCTCTACGGATAGTGTGAATAAACGCATTAGCCGCACCATTGATATTACCTAGTGAGGCAACAAATTCGGTAGGAGGTCTTTTCGATAGACCTGTAACAACTGAGGATAATCCATTCTCTTGGAGTTCAGCCTGCGTCTTCAGTCGGAGTGATGGAGGTTGCTGACTGACCCCGTTAATTAGGTTAGGGATAGACGCACTGACTAGAGCCATTAGTAAATCCTCTTTCCTGACACGCGATCCACAACAGCGAATACGTCATAATTGTTCAGGATGTTAAAATCAGAGGTATCCCCTTCTGTTTCTTTCAGCTCGTAATATGCACGCGCTTCATCCTGTTCTTGGAAACCGTGTAGTGTTTGAGAACCGACAACACGATCTTGGAATGTTCTGCCTGCTTTAATAGTGATGTATCGCTTGGCTACTTCAGGTAACTCTTCAAAATCCAACCCAACAACGATGTCTAGTTCTACAGACTTAGCAATGTTGTATGTGTGGTTTGTTTTGTCATACATCCTCGTACCTCGTTGCACGAGATCAAGAGGCAGTCCTGTACTTGACTGGCGGTTGATGCTATCTGCATCTAAGTTCGCGTCAGCTTTCAGGAGGTTGGTTGGAAGAATAATCTCCCCACTCAAATTTGGAGTAAACCGTACTTTTAATTCACGGTTAAAATGCCACGCTTCTGATTGCACTGCGCGTGACGTAGCTTCAAGGATCGTTTCTGCTAACTCTGCGTCCACTAAGCCAGACGACAGGCTGTTCACAGGGCTTTCCCCGATAGTTGACAGCATAATGTTTACTGCCTCTAACTTTGTGGTTGGTGTCATGCTGTATCCTTGTTCTTGTTTCTGCGTGAAATAGACGCAGCCTTCTGTTTAGCATCTGCTTTAGAACTCGCACCCCATGCACGCAGTGCTAGTAATAATCGAGTAGGCTTACCATCAGAGCCACGCTCTGCACCGTTCATGTTGCCCATCCGAGCAAGAAAGGAAGACCTACGAGGGTTGTCGCCAGACTTCACTGGACTTTTGAGGTTTGCCCCTTCCGTCCTTTTGTAATAGTCACGACCTTTTTGATTTAAGCCACCACTAGGGTTTTCATGTTCTTTCCGTGGCATGGCTTAGTTCTTCTTTTTGTACTTAGCTGTCTTAGCAGCTTGCTTAAAATTAGTAGCTGAGGGCGCACCTGAATCCCCAGGGCTTCTCATTTTTTCACCCGAACCTGAAGCAATGCGCTTACGTTTGGCGTGAATGTTTGCGTATAGGCCTTTAGACATTTGAGTTCCTTAACAAAAAAGGGAGACCCGTAGGCCTCCCCTGTGTTTGCTTATGCAGCGTTCAATGTGATCGCGCAAGCAGGACGAAGGATGTTATGACCCATCGCGTACTTAGCTACCATCAGGTTGCCCTGACGCTCGATCTGGTACTCAGACTCAACACCTAAGTCGAGAAGCTTCACTGTCGCAGCAGCGTCTTGAGTGAAGACAAGACCACGAACTGCTGAGTAATCAGCTTTGTAAGCACCTACGTTAGTCAAAGGATCAGGCGTTGCACTTGTAGTTGACTCATCAGTAGTTGGGATGTGGTTAGACATAACAACACGCGCACCACCAATCATAGGAGCTGCACCAGTTGCAATAGAACCAGAACCACCTACGTCACGGTTCATGTACGCTAAAGTATTGACGTTAGCGTCTGCACCGAACAATGCGTAATACTGCTGTGGAGGAAGAACAACGATCTTCTCCTGAGTGATGTCTTTCTTGTCGAACTCTTCAAGTGCGTCATAGATAGCCTTAGCAATCTTAGCACCGTCTAAAGCGTCTGCAGTCAACGTACCGATAGTGACGTTGGTTGTGTAGACTTCGTCACCGAAAGACGCACCGAACTGAGCAGCAGCGGCAGTTGCATCAGTGATAGAAGCAGCCTTCGCAATGATGCGTGCTACGTTCTTGTCTGATGCGTTAGCAAGTGCATAACCCATTTCACGAGTGTAGATAGAACGCACATCGTAGTGGTTCATTGCTTCGTCAATGTTTGAGATGAAAGTTGAAGAGATCAACAAGTCATCAACAGTGACTACACGCTCTGCGTGCTTGATCTTGTCAGCTTCGATCAACTGCCCAGGAGTGTGGTACTTAGCCACAGAAACGCCCGTCAATGGGAACTGTGCTGACTTACCGTTCTGGATAGTACGAACACGGTGAAGTGGCATGAAGATGTTACGCTCTTCAAATGCTGAAAGAACTTCTCCCGCATATAAACGTAAAAAAAGGGCGCGAGCGTCACCGCTTGCGTTTACTTGACCGAGACGAGACACGGCCTGATCTGTTGGAAATGCCATTTGGATTTACCTCTTAGTAATGAATGGTTGAGTTTTTGTTCCTACTCAGCCGCGCACTACATCCTTTCTCTCAGGTTGTCTCCCGCAGGAGGCCAGAAGTAATCGTTTGTAATGGTTTGCTTTTTGGTTTACGCTTGACTAGCAAGCTATTATTGAAGCCTTTTGTGGCTTATAAAAAAGCCCTAACATAACGCTAGGGCATATAAAGGAGACAGTTAGAACACGTTAGACCGAGCTAATTTCTCAGCTACAGTCTGACGATAAGCGGGGTCATTGTGGTATCTGGGGTCACGCATAGCGGCTGTCAGTTCTGCCGCACTATTAAACGCCCCGCTTGAAGTAGGTGCTACTTCACCTTTTACAAGCTTTGGAGCTGATCCTGCTTCAGAGCGATACCGTGCATATAAACCCTGCACTGCGAAGCTAACAATGTTAGCGTCTCCTGTCTCAATTGCTTGGTTGAACGCTTCAACCTCTGCGGGTGGAAGTGATTGAGCTGCCCACTGAACCATGCCAGTGTATTGCTCTTGTCCACCAACTGTCTGATAGACAGATTGTGTCATGTCTTGGGCAATTGCTTCCTGCCCTGCAATCCATGAATCTACAAGAGTTTTAGAGAACCCTGATTCTTCCAAAGCTTTGTATGCTTCTTCAGAGAGTCCACCATTCTCATTGTATTCCTGTTGAAAGACATCAAAGTCTAAACCTGCTTTATCCAACACATCGACTACCTCAGTAGCATCTGCATCGGGAGTAGGTTCTTCTTCAGCTTCCTTAGGAGTTTCTTCCTGATTTGATCCTAGCTTCTTTTCTAGCTCTGAATAAGCTTGAGCCATGTCTTCGACAGACTTAAACTTTTCAGGCAGCCAGTCAGGGCGTGAAGGGTCATTAGCCTGTTCTAGTTGCTCTGCCTTAGCGAGCATAGCTTCGTTATGACCCTCAGGTGCATCAGGTGTTTCGTTAAACGTGTTCAGTTCTTCTGCCATTACTGGTTAGTTCCTGCCTCTGCTACAGCCTTGGCAATTTGTGGTGCAGCACTTTGTGCCATCCCACCCATTGTCTGCTCTAGCATCATTTGCTGTTGCTGTTCCATTGCTTGTTGAGCTTCCATTGCTTTCTGCTCTGCCGATTTAATAAGACCGCCAGTGTCTATACCCAGAGACGCACCGAGTCGGTCAATGTAGTCATCTACGTTCAACTCTCTAGCAATAATGTCCTGACCTAACGGTTGCAGGTATTGCAGGAACATAGCTAACTTATTCAAGTCCTGACCTCGCCCAAGTGCTTCCACACCAGTGACAATAGTCGGCTTGATTGTGTCCTTTGGAAGTTTAGGCATCTTGCCTTCTTTCTCTAGACGAGCCATCAATAGACGGATCAGAGGCATCTGGAACTCTTGACTCATGATCGAGTAGACACCACCCAGGGCAGTCTCTAGTTCCTGTGCCATATAACGTACTTCCTCTGCAGTCACACGTTCAGCTTGACGCTGCACGGAGCTGTTGAGTAAGAACGCAAAGGACAGACGCTCTGTAATTGAGCGCATCGTTTCCATTGCTACACGGAAGTCATTAGACTTCTGCACTTGCAGGGTGGAAACATCATTTGCATCACCAGTGACGATTGCACCGTTTGGTGATTCAGCAAGGTTCTTGGCCTTCGTTGTTCCGTTAGGACGAACGAGGAATAGCACTTTAGCTGAAGCTGCCGAACCTTCTACAATAGCCTTGGTTAGAGCCTCAAGACTTTTAAGGTCACCAAGGTATTCTTCAACATAACCACGCCCATAGTCTTCACCGTCAATGCGGATGAAACGTAATGGGATAAATGGGTTTTGTTCTAACGGGTAAGAGCCACGCGACTCAGGAATCTCAATACCTGCAACTTCTTGGTAGATAACCCACTTGTTATCTTCAAGGTAGACATGAGTGTATAACTCATAGTCCTTTGTGCTTTTGTCTTCAGGGTCAGTGAGTTGAATACGAACCTCTTCAGGTAGCATCAACGGTGAGACTGATTCCTTGGTAATGATTTCAAGGATATTGCCCATAGTGTCACGCTTGATAACGTAACGGTCTAGGCGAAATACCTTCATTCCTTTTTCTTTCGGTGGCATGTAAAGAAGCGCATTACCTGTAACAACTAACTGCTTCAATGCCTCAAACACTGGTACACGAATCGCAGTGCCTTCTATTTCCTGCAAGCCTGCACGCTCAATACGAGCAAGAGCATCTTCTACTGCACCTCGTGCATCCTTGCCTGCAAGTTCCTGCAGATCAAAGTCGTCAATCGTAAGACGGAAGAATGGGCTATTTGGGGGTAGTAAGGCAATTAGTAGCTTTGATGCTAAATTATTAACCCCACGGCTACCAACAGACTGATAAGGAGTCTTATAAAGTGTAGACCCGCTGTGTCCATCTGGTGGCATAAGTGTGGGAATAGTAATCTCTGCAGCATCTCTTGCACGTTGCAGGAAGGCATCTCTTACAGATTCAAGTTGTGCGTATCTTTTCGCACATCCAGTGCCTTCGTTCATATATTAACCTTTTGGAATGTTCAGACCTGAACCTGAGCTATTTACGTTTGCCGAGCTAGACAGTGGGATACGAAGTCCCTTTTTGCCTTTACGCTTCTTTTCAGCAGTCTCAGATGAAGTTTCATTTTCTGATACATCTGTATCAAATTCTGGAGCCTTCGCTGTTACTGGGGCTGCTTGGGCAGGTGGTGGTGGTGGTTTAGATGAACCTCCTCCTAAACACATACTAATTCTCCTCTAGAGTTTCTTCGTACAAAGACTCAAGTTTGTTAATTACAGACTGTTGGCCTTGTAGATACCTAAGTTTTTCGACAGGAATGTCGTCAACAGGTAGGGTGTTTGGATACATTTCTTTGAGCATATCAAGCAAGACCTTGGTAATACTCAAGTTATTCGACAAGACTCTCATATATAAATGTAAACCCTCCGTGTTCCATAAAGGGACTTTAGGGGTGTATTACCACCCCCAATCTCCGTCCATTCCTGAAGCGTTGTAGTCCGTAACAACTCCTTCAAAGAAGTTAGTGTGGCGAGTGCCATTCAAAACCCAATCTAACCAAGGAAGCGGGTTATCCTTAATCTCTTCCCAATTGGGTTTAAGTCCAAGTTGTGTAAGTCTGCGATTAGCGATGAATCGGATATACTGCTTAACTTCCTGGGCCGTGAGGCCTTCCACATTGCCCATCGTAAACGATAGGTCAATAACTTTATCCTCAAGGTCAACAGCATCACGGAACATCTGATAGATAGTTGCTTTAAAATCATCCGTTACTACTCGTGGGTGTTCGTCACAAAAGGTACGGAATAGTTTGACCATACCTTCACAATGCATCGTTTCGTCTCTAACTGACCACTCAACGATCTCGCACATACCTTTCATCTTGCCGTAGCGTTGATAATTTAAGAGCATGACAAACGCAGAGAAGAGTGACATACCTTCGTTCATCACAGATCGAGCGATGGCTAGGGCTGCCCCTGTGTGACTATGTACGTCAATATCGGACATGAACTCCAG